CTGCTCTGCCGTCTTCTTTGCGCCCTCAAGCTCCATGCGGCCTTCATGCAGGAAAGCGCACCCCTGCTTGATAAAGCCAACCGCAGTTTGGGCTGCCATGAGGAGAGTGAACGGGTCCACACTTTAGTAACCCCACCAGATAAATACCGCGCCTTGATACCCACCAGCGGCATACTGCGCGCCGTTTTGCTGACCGCCAACGTCGGATTGACAAGTGCCGCCACCGCCACCGCCACCGCCGTATGCAATACCAGTAGAAGCAGGGCCTCCATTTGGCCCATTAGCACCAGCCGCAACACTACCAGCGGAAAGGATTGTTGTTGCTCCAACAGTTGTGTTGATGGAATATCCGTTACCACCATTACCGCCATCTTGCGAACCGTTGCCATCACTTCCGGCAGTTGCTGAAATAAGGGCTGAACCTGTAGAAGCACCTCCAGCGCTACCTCCAGTAAGGTTTGGAGAAACCAAACCGCCAGAACCACCTGTAGCAACCGCCACGTTAGAACCATTTACTGTTATGGTTGTCGTGCTTCCAGAGCCACCATTAGAGCCTGATGAATAAACACCATCACGCGATGTGCCAGCACCACCAGCACCACCAATAGAAAAAGACAAAGTTTGACCCGGCGTTACCGTAACAGTTGCATATGCGTTACCACCCGCACCTCCGCCACCTGCGCCATCAAAGAATCCAGCATACGAAGAACGACCAGAGCCGCCGCCCCCACCTGCTCCACCAGCAATAGCCAAGACTTTGACGCTTGTGCCAGACGTTACTGGCAGGGTATATGACGAACCACTAGTAATAATCCCGCTATTTGCTGGGACTATAAAGGGTTTTCCAATTAATAACTGAAGCATTGACATATTAAGTCATTCCTACGCCAGTAATTACGGCTGACGACGCAGACAAAAACAACACGGTACAAATACCGTATAGCGCCAAAGTTCGGTTACCGGTTGTAGATGTGGACTGCCCAGCAAACTGTAGCGTCATGCTAGTACCTTGTGTAATTGTTATAGACGACCCAGAGTTGTTATAAATTGTTACTACGTTATTAGCAACAAAAACACTAGCTGGGACTGTTACGTTATTGTTAGTTGTTATGCACTGCCCGTTATCCGTTGCTACTAGCGTATAAGTAGTTGACTTTGTTTGTAGTGGAATGTTACGTAAATTGCTCAATGAGTCGCTAACCGAAGAGCCTGATATTGCGCCCGTAGCGGTAACCGTACTAGAAGCCGCCACAGTGGTAAATGAACCAGCCGCCGCCGCAGTTCCGCCAATCGCAGGGGGAGATGCTAGATATGCGTTGATACCTGCACCAGAAACTGCACCCGTCAAGGTTGTAGCCCCAGTCAATGTAGACGCACCGGCAACGGATAAAGTACTGCTGGCAGCAAGCGCTCCACCTACAGTCAAGGTAGCCATATAGTTAGTGGCATTAACTACGTCTGTACCGTTAGATACAAGAACCATCTTGGCTGCGGCTGGGACTGACACGCCCGTCTGACCAGAGACCTTGACTGTTACCGCGCCAGTAGAGTTGTTATAGATGAAGTACAGCTTCTTGTTGGCTGGGACGATTAGGTTAGTGCTTGCTCCGCCTGTACCCGTTAACTCCAAGAACATATTCCGCGCAACACCAGTTGCACCGTTCGGGATGGTGATGGTCGTATCGGTTCCCGTGGCAACGGCCTGAGTCGTGTAGCCAGAGATAGCCTGCTCAATCAGCGTGCCAAGGTTGGTGTTGGTAGTTGACCCCCAGTTACCCGCTTGGTCGCCCGCGCCCATCAGTTCGATGGCTAGGTTGGTTGAATATGTACTTGACATAGGTGTTTTCCTTTAGATGGATTATGCCGTGGGCTCATCGGCAGGTAAAGGCGTGTTGCCTTCAGCCACCCACTTTAAATAGGCTTGGTAGTCTGTGTTTTCTGGATTGAAAGGTATAAATGCGCCGTCAGATAAGCGCTGAACTATGTTGACCCCCTCAATAGGAGATTTAAAAAGTTTGTACATTTATAACTCCGCCGCTGCTGTGTAATGGAAAATACAAAGAACTAATGTTCCAGTGCTACCTACGGTTACGCCCGTGTATTGCCAAATGGCAAAGTTAAATTCACTACTAACATATGGTCCGGGGCTTGCTGGGTTTTGTGTTGTAGCAGTTTCTGTGAAATAGTTAGCCGTGCCTGAAGAACCATTAGGGTTATACATCGTAATAGTTGGCGCTGTTCTCATAGGAACAGGATAAAAAATCTGCTGTGTTCTAAGACCCATTACGTCAGCAACTTGCATTCTTCCGCCAAAAGCATAAATAGCAGTGGCAGGCTCAACGTTATACGCAGGGACAACCGTCGTTGGGAATGACTTACTATAGTATCTTTGGCACAGTTGGAACTCAGTACCATAAGGTCTGTAATCAAACGATGTTGCGGTACTGCCTTTTTCTAGTTGTACGCCTGTGATGTATAAGGTTGCGCCATTTGTGCCGACTACGCTTGTTTGACCAGTTGCTCCAGCGTAACTATTTGCAGACCATGCGCCTGCTGTTCCTAAATTGCTAGAACCAGCGCCCATACTTAACATTAACTGTAAACCTAAGCCGTTAGTTGCGCCTATCCAAGTTCCTGCTGTTGGCCCAACTACTGTTACGCTAATTGAAGTCCAAGTGTTTGCAGATGAAATTGAATAAGTAAATGGATAACTATAATTTCCAGCACTATTTCTAAAAACTCCACCAAATGTTCCAGTCAAACTGGAATAAACTTGAAATGATAAAGTAACAGTTTTAGCGTTAGCAGTTCCCCAACTCATATCTGCAAAATTAAAACCTTCAATATTTTGATATACCTCAAACTCATCGGTTGATAAAACCGAATATGACGAAGAAGAAGTAATTAGCAAAGAATTTGAGTATCCTGCTGGGGCAGTAGATGATTGTTGAACAGTAAATTTGCTGGCTTGAGCGCCATAAATTTTCCATCTATCAAGGGTATAAACCGAACTCGCAATATTTGTAACACTAGCCCCCGCATTACGCTGGTCAATCACCATCGCACCATTGATGATACGGTTCTTAAACCCTGTGTACTGGGCGTTAGTACCCAGCAGACCTTGGTCAACTTGCGTTAGAGCCATTATTGGTTCTCCTCTGCGGGTTCTGGTGTGTTGCCAGCCTCAAGCCACTTTTGGAAATCAGGGTTATCTTCAGAGCAAGTTACTCTGTAAAAATTATCATCTTCCATAAGCGCGTAGATTGGCTTACCTTCTGAGTTGTTGTGCAAAAATTTGTATTTCATTTATAACTCCGCAGAAAAACCAAGATACGCTGACGTTGAAGCGGAACGCAGATACGTTATTCCTCCAGACGGAAACGGTGTCCCACTAACGACAGCGCCAAGTATTGCAGTTAAATTTGAAGAAACATCAAAATCTGGCACAGAAGTGCAAGTCGCTGCTGCATCCCCTGCGTAATAAACTGTGTAATCACTAGCCGTACCAGAAGTCTCCACGCTTGTTGGTCTAACCCTCATAGGCGTAGGGAAAGTTACAAACGGTCGTACTCCGCTAGAAGACCTTGTATAGCAAAGAGCAAAAGGCGTACTGGATGCACCACCTTGCACACTGATTTTGTAATAGTAGCGTTGGCAAAGTGTAAATTCGTTGGTGTACTGGCGGTACTCAAATGGGGATGCTGTTGTCCCTGCTTCTAGTTGCACGCCTGTGATGTAGAAGGTTGCGTTATTTGTGCCGACTAAATTTGTAGCACCTGTAGGGGCGTAATAACTATTAACACTCCATGAACCAGCAGTGCCAGTGTAAGAAGACCCTGTACCCAAACTAAACAGCACTTGAGTGCCACGCGTATTTGTATAAGCCCAAGTTCCGATTGTTGGCCCCGCAACAGTTATAGTTTTTTGCTCCCACGTATTAGCGGAAGAAATGGTATACGAAAAAGGATAAAAAGCGGTTGCGGCATTAGATTCGGCTAAAGACCCGCCAAAGGTTCCAGTCAGTGAACTGCGAACCCAGAAAGACAACGTGACTGGCGAAGCAGAGGATGTCCCCCATGCTAAATCGGCAATGTTGTAACCTTCAATAAATTGCTGTACGCCAATTACATCGCCTGTCGCAACCGAATAAGCAGAAGTTGATGTGACACCAAGATAGTATTTGAAACCCGCTGGCGGAGTAACTGAGTTGACATTTTGTTGGACATTAAAACGTGCGGCTCCTGAGTTGTTCTGCACCGTCCAACGGTCAACCGTATAAACCCCAGTAGTTCCGCTAACACTAGCCCCTGCGTTTCTCTGGTCTATGACCATAGCCCCGTTTATGATGCGGTTTTTGTTAGGGCTTGTTGACCCGTACTGAGCGATTGCGACTGCATTAGTCATGCTGGTACTCCGTGATTGGCATATGCGCCATGAAATTTAATTCTTGCTTCTGTAGCGACAAGTTCTGCAAGTTCCAAGTCATTTGTTTGTTTGGTGTAAATGCCGTTCTTGTGCTTGACCTGTACGCGCCAGCATTTGCCAGAGTTTATCCAATGCACATTCTTTACACCGCTTGTGTTCTTGCATGTCAAACCAACATTCATCCTGTTCTGAGAATCTGTGACTTCTCTTAGGTTCTCAATCCTGTTGTCTGACTTGTCGCCATTGATATGGTCAACCATCTTTGGCATGTAGCCGTGATGGTACATAAAAGCCACCCGATGGAACTTATAGCGCTTGCCGTCTATAACTATCTTGTGGTAGCCCTCAGATGTTTTGTAGTTTGACTGGATGCCAGCCTTCACGCCACGCGCAGATGTCTTGCGGTAGAAGTTGCCGTCACGGTACTCATAAAGTTCATGCAAGCGGTCTTGGGCAATATTTACTGCGTTTGTCATTTATGCGCTCCTTACCATTGCACCGGAAAACATTGTGCCTACTGTTGCGCCGCCACCAATGTTTAAAGCACCGCCAGAGTTTTGTGCACACCATAGCTCTACATAATCAGTAGAGCCGTTGAAATACATAATCGTAGAGCATTGAGCAATTACACCTGTACTCGTCATCGGTATATTTGTGTATGTATATTGAGAACCATTTTTATAGAGGTATGCTTTTAAACCGCCAGATGTTCCGCCGGACACATCTGCTACACCACCAATTATTTGATAATAGCCAGCAACTAATGGTGTGAATCTATAGTTTGTTGCATTATCAAAAGCAGTAGCCGTATCAAAAACTTTAGTATTGATGGTAATTTTAGTTGCCACGTTATTTGCTACGCTTTGGTTTGTTGCCAAATAAGCACTAAAAGATGGGCCAGTTCCCGCTACACCTGTAGCAAGATATGTTTGTGTAATGCCACCAGAACCAATGTTTGATAAAGCCGCACCACCTGCAAGATAAGAAGCCGCCACACTACCCGCAGTAGCAGGAATAGCATTCAACACCGAACTTACGTAGAAGCTAATTGTGGTGATGGTGTCGCCTACTGTTGCCGCGTTCGTCAAGACTACCGTTGTGCCTGTTGTGGCTGTGTAGTCTGCGCTAGGTAGATAGACACCGTTTCTGTATACGTCCACATAACCCACTGTGTAAGAAGGTATGGTGAATGATGTCTGTCCTGCCGTGGCAGTTGTGTTCGTTACTGTTCTGTAGGCTGTAGTCGTTACTCCGCTGGCTGGGATGCCAAGGTATCTGACGCTGATGTTGCTTGTACCGCTTGGAGGCGCGGTTGAGAAGGTCAGGGTTGTTCCGGAAACGCTATACGTGCTAGGGTCCTGCAAAACTCCGGTGATAGAGACCAAAATAGAAGACGTGTTGGCAGGAGCCACCGTCATGGTGAACGCTGTTTGTGAGCCTGTCCCGCTGAACGTGTCAGTCAGGAACGCTGCTGAGATTGGGGCGTTGCCTATGTAACTCATGCTGTGTATGTCCCGCTTGATGTGAAGGTATGGTAGTAATAACCACCGCTTGAAGTTACCGTTCCACCAGAGCCGCGCTGAGTTGTTGATTGGTAGCGAACAATGACAACGCCAGAACCACCTGCGCCAGATGGGTAAGATGGAAAAGTGCCGTAACCCGTGCTATATGAGCCACCGCCTCCGCCACCTGTATTTGCAGTGCCAGCAGTACCACTATATGCGCTTGAATTTCCACCTGCACCGCCACCGCCTGCTCCGCCAGCGCCACTACTATTGGCGGCTCCCCCGCCACCACCCGCATAATAAGTACCTAAAGATTTCCAGTTAAGCCCAGCGCCGCCAACACCACCAGTGCTTGCACCACAATCACCACCAACTGCGCCCGCTCCACCGCCGCCATTCCCGTTGTAGTTGTCACCCGGACTTACACCGCCACCTCTGTTGCCTTGACCTGATGTACCCGTACCATATGTAGTATTGTTACTACCATTCCAAGAAGCACCACCGCCAGAACCACCAGAAAGAGCACTAACATAAGCAGAGCCGCTGTAATACCCGGCTGTTCCACCCCCAATTGCCGTTTGACTGAATCCGGTAGTGTTAGACCCACTATTTCCGCCACCGTTACCCGCTGAGTACGCCGCGCCTCCAGCGCCAATAACGATGGGGTAAAGCGTAGAAGCAAATACAGTTAAAGAACTATCTACTGCGCCACCAGCGCCTCCACCGCCAGAATTTATGTTTGGCGACCTAGCGCCAGACGCTCCCCCAGCGACTACTAAATATTCAACGGTGTATATATACGCACTAGAACCCGTACCCCCATTGGCAACGGGTAGTATGTTTGCTACCGCTTTGGTTAGGTCTATGGTGCTGATTGCCATATTAAGCCCTTGTTATTTCTTTCCAAGACGTAGTGGCTTCGTCCCACTCATAGAACTTATCGTCTGTTGGCATCGGTGTTGGTGCGCCCCATAGACAAGTGTCATCATTCAATACCCAACTTGCGAATGGCTTTGGTGGAATGAATGCGTCTTTTGTGCGGTCGTATGAATAGCCGATACCAGCGTAGTTCTTACGCAGTGGAGTACCGCCATTAGCGTGAACACCACCGTGTGTGTTGTACGAAGTCTGAATCCACTCACCGGGACTTGAGTCCACAAATGTTTGAAAGAACTCAGGTTCAGCAACGATAACTTGTGTAACGATGCCGTCTACTACTTTTGCAAAATGTGACATGTGTTTTTCCTTTATGCTGTGTAAGTGCCAGAAGATGTGAATGTGTGGTATGTGTAGCCACCGGATGATGTGACTGTGCCACCTGTGCCTTTTTGTGGGCCTAAATAGCGAACAATAACAACACCCGAACCGCCTGCAGCTCCAGCCTGTTGCTGCCCTGTACTGGAGCTATTTCCATAACCGCCGCCTCCGCCTCCACCACCCGTGTTAACAGTAGCAGCAACAGAAGGTTGATTTGAGCCAATACCACCAGCACCGCCTCCACCCAATCCACCAGAAGATTGTGTGCTTGTAACTATGTTGTAGCCACCACCACCGCCGCCACCAGCGTAGTAAGTACCAAGTGACTGCCAATTTAATCCAGCGCCGCCATTTGCTCCTGTTATTGAACCAATTGCACTTGGACCCACCGCGCCAGCGCCACCGCCACCGCCACCGCCGTAATATGCGTTATAGCCACCTGCCCCACCAGAATTTCCTTGTCCAGATGTACCTGCGCCGGGATTGCCGTTATATGAACTACTATCAACCGCAGAACCACCGCCGCCAGAACCGCCTGAATTGGAAGTTGTACTTACACCAGTTCTGTAACCGAGCGATGCTCCTCCGCCAATAGCCGTTTGACTAAACCCAGTTGAATTAGAACCGTTTGTGCCACCTGAGTTTGGACGAGCGTTATTGCCACCCGCCCCACCTGCTCCAATAGTCAATGAATAAGCAGTGTTTAATGTTACTGTTAATGTATTTGCGATATACCCGCCAGCACCGCCTCCGCCTGCAAGGTCACCAGCGCCTCCGCCTCCGCCAGCAACAACTAAATAATCGATGCTATAAGATGCAACAGATGAAAATGGAACCCATGCACCAATACTAGTGCTATACCACTCTGTTTGATTAAGCGTACTATTAAATCTACTTGCCCCAGCGACAGGTGAACTTGGTCTTTGTGCAGTAGTACCAGCGGGTAAATTCATGGCCCCTACACCAGCACCACCATACACATCCAAAGCAGTCGTTCCAGCCGTGCCCTGACCCGGTGCAATTACATCCGTTATCGGACTGGTGTAGTAGACATAAATGTTGTTAGTCCCGCTAGATGGTGCGGAAGTGAACGTGATGGTGCTACCGCTGACTGTGTAGGCTGAACTGGGGTTCTGTGCTACGTTATCAATAACCACCTGCACCTGCGCCACAGACGCGACTGGGCGAGACAGCGTGAATGCGGTCGTACTTGCGTTACCGCTGAAGTAATCAACGGCTGGTGTAAAAGCCTGCTGGGTAGAGGAGTTACCAATTACTGCCATATTAGAGCACCGTCATTCCTGATACCCAAGCATCCGCTGATGTCGCTGCGCTTGAGACTATTACCAAAGCATCGCTTGCCTGCAACATAATCCTGCTACCTTGGATACATTCATTAGACCCACCTACCGCCACCGTAGCGCCTTTGACTATGTAGTAATTAACCGCTGAACGGGTAACGTAGACATCACAAGTGATTGGGCTAGAAGATGTGTTTGACACAATAAGGCTGGCTACAGCCAAAGTAGTTGATGACGCTACTGTCGTTGCAGTCGAACCGCTGGTGCTGACGTTCTTTACCGCATAGGATACGTTGGTGTATGTAGTCATGGTTTATCCGTTTATGAATCCCATAAAGTACGCTTGGTCAAGGATGTTTTGCGTAGGGGGGTTGTTAGTCACCGAGTATTCGGCAGGGTAGGTTACGAAGACGTCCTTTGTCCCCGCGCTGAAGTTAACAGCCGAACCGCTGTTAGAAGATGCCAGAATCGTTGTGCGGGCTAGGGTTGTCCCCGATGAAGTGTATGTACCCACTCCGACTTCCCACTCGGAAGTGCCTTGACCTGCGATGGTGTAGTAGGTGGTGTTGCCGTTGCCAATGACGGCAAAAGACTGGAATCCTGTTGAGGCTCCAAGCAGAGTCACTGTTCCAGTACCAGTCGTTGTGGTAGTTTCTTTAACGCGGTCTGCAATTACTAGTGCCATGTTCTTCCTTAACTAACCACCGTGTCAATCAACACCCAGCCAGCGGTTTCTCCGTCATCAATCAAAGACCACCCAGCCGTTTGCGCGTCTGCTATATTTTGCCAGTTTGCATCCTGACTGTCTATGACAATCGTCCAGTACACAGCCGCCATAGTACCTTGAGAAGCCGTAGCCAAAAGCCCAGTCAAGGCTGGAGACAGTACAACCCCCAGCGAACCATTAGACCCTGTTGCGGTTCTACCCGCTATAGCAATCTGTTTATCAGGCGATAGAACGCCACCCACACCTGCGGCAGAAAGACCTGTCAACGCAACTGTTACGCTAACTCCCACTGTACCAACGTAGCCATACGCTACATCGCCTGTTTCAGTAGGTGAACCACTTGGGGTTAATGTTCCTACAAATCCAGATGCTGTGCGCCCAGTTAGGGCTACTGTGATGGTTGGGGTTAGTGTCCCAACAAAACCTGATGCAGTTAGTCCAGTTAGCCCAATCTGCGGGACAGCAGTAAGCGTTCCTACAAGGGCAGAACTAGTCAGCCCGTTTAAACCAACCGTGGAACTAGGCGTTAATGTCCCAACAAACCCAGACGCAGACCGACCCGTTAGGGCGACACTTATGTCGTTTGTCCCTAAACTTGCATACGGGGATTGTGCGTAAGCGGATATGCCAAACATGGTCTACGGCTTTATGCCGCCTCCGCTTATGTTGTTGCTATGCGAATCAACGC